TTCTTAGCAGAAACATTTAGAGGAATTGCCGGAGGAATTGAAAAATTTACTACTGCAATTGCAGAAGGAGACATTTGGGGAGCAGTTAGCGGATTATTTACTAGTAGTAAAGCAATAGGAGCACTAGCATTTGGAATTACTGCATTATTCTTAGGAAAAGCAGCAATAGGGGCTATTACTAGCGGTGTAGGCGCATTAATGGGCAAACTAGGAACTGGTCTTAGTAGTGGCATAGGAAAAATATTCGGTGGAGGCGGCGGGCCAGCATCTCAAGCAGTGTCTTCAGCGCCTAAAGGCGGCAGTAAAGGCGGCGGATTTGCTAAAGGTGCAGGCAACGCCGGCAAAGGCATTGGAAACTTTATAGGAAACATGGGCTCAGGCATCATGAAAGGTGCTGCTGCAGGGCTTAGAGCGTTTGCTAATCCTGCAATACTTCTTGGCGCAGGCATACTTGCAGGTGCTATCGTAGTAATAGGTGGTGCTATTGCAGGTGCAACATGGTTATTAGGCAAAGCATTACCAAGTCTTGCTGAAGGTTTAGAATCGTTTGGTGATATAGACGGTGGAAACTTATTAAGAGTAGCTGGAGGTATGGCTGCACTAGGCGGAGCACTAGCAGTATTTGGTGCAGGAGCAGCCGTGGGTGCTATTGGTAACACAATAGCAAACATTTTAGATGCACTTCCAGGCAAAGGGCCACTAGAAAAACTAGTTGAATTTTCAAATGTTCCAATTAATGCTGCAAAAGTTAAAGCAAATGCAGAAGCATTAAGTGCATATGGTAAAGCACTTGCTGCACAAGGTGGCGGAGCAGCCCTTGGAGCAATTGGCAATACTGCTGCAAATATTGTAAGCGGTATTGTTGGAATGTTCGGCGGCAGTACTGAACCGCCATGGGATAAAATTAAGGAATTTGGAGAGTTACAACTCAATACACAAGGTATTATTGCAAATGCAGGAGCAGTTAGAGCATACGCAGTTGCAATAGCAGATTTCCCTCAAACTCCTGCTCCAAGTTTATTATCGTCATTTAAAACTGGTGTTGCTAGTTTCTTTGGAGCAGAAACAGATCCGTTTGCACCAATTAGAAATTTTGGAAATACAAGATTAAACACTAGACAAATTATTTCAAATGCTGGTGCAGTAAGTGCATACGCAGTTGCTATTAAAGACTTTCCTGAATCTCCACAAGCAAGTGTACTAGGTGCATTTAAGTCAGGACTTGCTTCTTTACTTGGCGGTGATGCAGATCCAATGGCTCCAATCAAACGTTTTGGAGAGTTACAACTCAATACTGCACAAATTATTGCTAATGCATATGCTGTAAGTGCGTATGCTGCTGCTATCAAAGATTTCCCTGAATCACCACAAGCAAACGTACTAGGTGCATTTAAAGGTGCAGTTGCAAGTTTATTAGGTGGCGACTCAGACCCGATGGCACCGATCAAACGATTCGGTGATTTAACACTTAACACAGCTGGTATTACTGCTAACGCTGCTGCTGTTAAAGCATATGCAGATGCAATCAAAGACTTCCCTGAGTCACCACAAGCAAATGTATTAAGTGCATTTAAAGGTGGACTTGCATCACTATTAGGCGGTGACAAAGATCCAATGGCTCCAATTAAACGATTTGGAGATTTAACACTTAACACAACTGGTATAAAAGCAAATGCAGAAGCAGTAAGTGCTTATGCTGCTGCTATCAAAGATTTCCCAGAATCTCCAAGTACTACGCTATTAAATTCATTTAGAACTGGTATTGCGTCACTACTGGGTGGAGAAACTGATCCAATGGCGCCTATTAAAGCGTTTGGTGATCTAACACTTAACACAGCTGGCATAAAAGCAAATGCAGAAGCAGTAAGTGCATATGCACTTGCTATTAAAGACTTCCCTGAATCTCCTGCAACTACTATACTAACATCACTGCGAACAGGTATTGCATCACTACTGGGCGGCGAAACTGATCCGTTTGCTCCAATGAAACGTTTTGGAGACTTATCTCTAAACACAACAGGTATTACTGCAAACGCAGGTGCTGTTAAGGCATTTGCAGATGCAATGGCCAATATGCCACAAGTTGACAGCACACGCTCAGGCGGCGTACTTGGAGCAATGAAAGATTGGTTCGCCGGTGAAGAAGAAATGCCATGGGACGCAGTATCAAAATTTGGTAGTGCTAAAATAAATGTTGATGGTGTAACTAATAATGCAGCCGCAATTAATGCAATGTCAACTTCTTTAAGCAATTTTGCACTAGAAAAACTTGACAGCGAAGGAATTATCAGTTATACTAATAGTATTAAAGATTTAGTTGCACAATTAAAAGCATTAAATGTTGAATTGAAGAAAGATAATGATGGTTATCTTACAGATAGAGCCAGTGCTGGCGAGCTATTAAACAACATTTCGCTAAGTACTAGTGCAGGAGCAGGCAATACAGGCGAAGTAGCATCGTTACTACAACAACTTATTGAGTTAACTATGCAACAATTAGAATTAGATGAAAAAATTGAGAGAAATACAAAGGATGCACGAGGTAGCGATTTGTTAGTATCATCCGTTACTGAGTACTAAAGAGGAACACAAATGAGTTGGAAAAAATATTTTACACCAGTGCCAACAGGTAATAACCCTACAGGAAGTTATAGTCCTTTTAGTGGTAAGTCTAATGGTATGCAAGCAGGACCTGCTCGTTCAAACTACTCATCCTATTTGCCTGATGTTTATGTTGGGTCTCCTAATCGTGTTGAACGTTACGGCCAGTACAATACTATGGATATGGATTCAGAAGTAAATGCTGCTCTTGACATTCTTGCAGAATTTTGTACACAAAAAAATAAACAAAACAATACACAGTTTACTGTTGATTTTAAAACAAAAGCAACAAATACAGAAATTACAATTATTCAACAGTATTTGTTACAATGGGCAAAATTACAAGACTTTGATACTAAAATGTTCCGCACAATGCGTAACACCTTTAAGTATGGAGATCAATTCTTTGTAAGAGATCCAGAAACAAAACGTTGGTTTCATGTTGATCCTGCAAATGTAACTAAAATTATTGTAAACGAAAGCGAAGGCAAGCGTCCTGAACAATATGTAATTAAAAACTTTAATTTAAATTTTGTCGAAGGTGTAGCAACTACACCTTACGAAACTAACGGTAACATTACCGGCGGCGGAGCAAACTATACTACTGGTGGTGTGCGCGGCATGGCAGGCAATCCTAACAATACAATGGGCGGAAGTCGTTTCCAAAACGACCAAAATGAAATTACTGTAGATGCAGAACATGTTGTACATTTAAGTTTGAGTGAAGGATTAGACAATAACTATCCTTTTGGTAATTCGTTACTTGAAACTATTTTTAAAGTTTACAAGCAGAAAGAACTGCTTGAGGATGCGATTATCATCTATCGTGTCCAACGTGCGCCGGAGCGCAGAGTATTCTACGTTGATGTGGGCAACATGCCAAGTCACTTGGCAATGCAATTTGTAGAACGTGTTAAGACGGAAATCCATCAAAGAAGGATCCCATCGTCAACAGGGGGCGGTCAGAATGTCATAGACTCATCATACAATCCTCTATCAATCAACGAAGACTACTTCTTCCCGCAGACCGCAGAAGGTAGAGGCTCTAAAGTTGAAACGCTTCCAGGTGGCACTAACTTAGGAGAAATTGATGACCTTAGATACTTTACTAATAAGTTGGTACGCGGATTACGTATCCCAAGTTCGTACCTACCTACTGGAGCAGATGATTCAGCAGCACAATATAATGATGGCCGCGTGGGAACAGCATATATCCAGGAGTTACGCTTTAATACCTATTGTGAACGTTTGCAAGGCCTAGTAGTTGAGCAGTTTGATAGAGAATTTAAACGTTATTTGTTAGAAAAGGGCGTAAACATTGATACAGCAATGTTTGATCTTAAATTACAACCACCACAAAACTTTGCTGCATATCGTCAAAGTGAAATTGACAATGCTCGTGTACCAACATATACACAAATGAGTCAAATACCTTATATTTCAAATCGGTTTGCATTAAAACGTTTCTTAGGATTAACAGACGAAGAGCTTGCAGAAAATGAACGTCTATGGAAAGAAGAAAATGATGAAAATCTAACTCCACCGCCTGGTGATGCAAGTGCAGAAATGCGTGGTGCAGGAATTAGTAGTGCAGGAATTTCAGATGATTTAGGCGGTATGGAAGATACTACTGGTGATGAAGCACCTGCAATTGATGGCGGCGCAGGCGCAGGTCCTGAAACTGCAACAGGAACAGACCTAGGCGCAGAACCAGCGCCAACGGCCCAAACGGTATAAATACTAATATGTTATTACGTGAGATATTTTATTTTGACAAAGAAACTGTTGATCCTGTAGAAGACGATCGTTATGATCCGACAGCAGATCAATCTCCTATTGACTATGACGATACACGTAAAACAAGATTAACGCTACGTCAAATTAACAAACTTCGCAAAGCATCTGATCTTCATAAGAAAGAAAAAGCTGTAGAATTAGACTTTATTAAACAGATGTATGGCATTGCAGCAAACGCAGAGGCCGGCGGAGTATAATTATTGAAAATATCTTTTGTATTAGGTAACGGCACTAGTCGTAAAAATATACCTCTTAACCATTTAAAAAAATACGGAACTGTATACGGATGTAATGCAGTATACCGAGATTATATTCCTGATTACCTTATTGCTGTGGATACTAAGATGGTAATCGAAATTAATGAAAATAAAGTACAACACAAAACAAAAGTGTGGACTAATCCTAATAGAGCTTTTGCAAGTATGTCTAACTTAAATTATTTTAATCCGTCAAAAGGATGGTCAAGTGGACCAACTGCATTATGGAAAGCAAGCGAAGATAACAATCAAACAATATATATTCTAGGTTTTGATTACAAAGGCATTGGCGAACAAAATCAATTAGTTAATAATTTGTATGCTGGAACATGGAATTATAAAAAATCGACAGACAAAGCAACGTTTTACGGAAATTGGCTTAAACAAACAGTTGCAACTATTCAAAAAAATCCTCAAAAGAGATATATACGAGTGTTAGAAGACAGGGGATTTACACCTAGAGAATTTTCAAAACTAAACAACTTAGAGCACATTTCAATAGAAAATTTCATTGAAATGTATGGAAAATAACTCTATCTTGCTAAAATGGCTCGTTTTGAGCCTATTTCTACGTACTTTTCTTATAATTATGTAAATATATAATGACAGCCCCACA